CATTGATTATCCTATTGAACTTAAATGTTTGGAAGGTACTCCGCCAGAGACTTCGGAGCAATCGAGACTCCAGATGGAACGATCCATAGCCCCATACCTATATATTTGATCACCTCACTATCACACTAAGGGGCCTTCTATTGTATTTTTTGGGAAATTTTTGGGATTTTTCTATTCTGTAAGGGCGACTACTTACAGATTCCCTTATAGATGGTTGTTCCATTTAACACCGTACCCCCCCAATATGTTATAATATAGTTAATGTGTATGAGTACAAATAGATATATGGAATGTTAGGGCAGTTAATGGTCGGGAATATATATAGGGATATGTTCCATATAGAGATGAGCTAATTGCTTTGCGGCGGTTGGTATGGGAATTGAGTAATAAAGGAGATTTTATGCCTATTACAAAGGTAAAGGACGGCTGGAAGGTTAGCTATGGTGGTAAATCCGTGGTTGTGAAGACCAAAGCAGAAGCCGAAAAAATTCAAAAACAGTACAAAGCGAGGAATAAATAATGGCTGAGAATGCTATGGTCAGAGCTAACCAGAAGAACGCAATTGCAAATACGATCAAGGCTGGCAATAAGCTTACTGACGCACAAAAGAAGAATTTTAGTGCAGCGGAAATCGCTGCTATCAGGAAGTCTGTTAATGCTGGGACGTGGAGAGGCGCCAAAGGTGCTGATACTAGAATCCACAAAAAAGGTGAGGGTCAAAGGTTAAGAAAAACTTTTGGCACTAAGAGTGTATATAGTGGAAAAACAACTGGATCACCCAAGAGAAAGAGGTCGGCTACAGGCACTGGAAAAGGAAAGGCTGCAGTATCCAATTTAAAGAAAAAGAAAGCTGCTGCTAAGAGGGCTGATACAAGGCAGAGAACAATCAATAAAGCCAGAGAGTATACTTCTTGAGTGGAAATACTAGATATTTTAGAATTTCCAGATCCCAGGCTTAGAATTAAATCTGAACCAGTAGAAGAAGTAAACGAAGCGCTTCAGAACCTTGCGGCTGAGATGGCTGTTACTATGTATGCTAATTCTGGCATAGGCTTAGCAGCACCTCAAGTTAATGTCCACAAGAGAATGATGGTTATAGATACCTCTAAGGAATCAGAGGACCTCATGGTTTTTGTTAACCCGGAAATAATTTCGAGATCTGGGGAGATGAATACTATAGAAGGATGTTTATCGGTTCCAGGTCTTCAGGCTAAAGTAAAAAGATCCAAGAGGATTAACCTAAAGTTTACTGACATAGAAGGGAATGATAAAACTAAAACATTCCACAATATGAAGTCTGCTTGTATCCAGCATGAGATGGATCATTTTGACGGAAAGATAATAATAGACTATATAGCATCATGACTAAAGTAAAGAAGAGACATGGAGAGATTGTCCATAACAGTGTATGGACACCCCAGAACAAGAAGGAAGTACTGGAGATGTTTGACCGTGGTTCCTCTATTGTAGAGGTATGTAAGTTCCTAGGAATCAACAAGTCTACGTGGTATCGATGGCTGAAGGACACGCGCAAGGGAGATTTCCAGGAAGCAGCTCAGATGGGGCTTGAAGCTTCTGAGGCTTATTGGGTCAGGATGGGTAGAGAGAATATAGAGAACAAAAGCTTTAATACAGCACTGTATTCATTTATGATGGTAAACAAATTTAATTACCGTTCTGCTTACTCTAAGCAGGAAAAAGATATTACAGAGAATAAGAGAACTATTGTTGAAGTAAAGAAGAGTGTTGACGTGGACAAGATCATGAGCAAGCTTATTTCTGAAGATGTTGGTAAGGATGAGAAGAGAGTGATAAACTAATGGCATGGGATATTGGAAAAGCAATTGCTGCATTTGGCGAAGCCGTTACAACTGTAGTGGCTGATACCGCTGGCAGTATTTATCAGCATAGAGGAGTGGGAAATGGACTTCCTTCTGCGGCTGATATGGTTGGTGTAGGACAATCAGCATGGGATGAGTTTGGACCCCAACAAGAAGTTGACCAAGAAGCAGCCTCTCTTGATGAAGACGTTGATATGCAGAACCTAATTCGACATCTACCGGAAGAAGCGCTTACAGAATTTGGTCAACACTCTTTCCCAGCAGAAAGAATGGAAGAACTTAATGAGGGTATGTTTGATACGAGATTTCTAACTGGAATACCTGGAGATACAGGTGGAATAATTGGTAAGAAGCAGTAATGGTGTGAACAAGGTGTATAACAAAGGAGTATTATTATGGTAAGTATGATGTTGAGAAACCCACATATACGGGCAATGGACCGGTTCTTTGATTCGGCGTTAGAAAAAAGTTACAGTCCATTTGCGATCATGGACAAAGTATTGGAGTCGGTATCACAACCAATTCCTCCAGCACACGGTGAGGAGTTCACCCTGTATAAGATGACCCCGGTCAAATACAAGGTTGAGCACCAGAAGGATGGTAGTGTGCATTACAATATTGTCAAAGAGGAAAAAGATGCCGATAAAACGGTGCAAGCTGAAGAGCGGTAAACAAGGTTGGAAATGGGGAGACAGAGGAAAATGCTATCCTTCCAGAAAGCAAGCCGAGAAACAAGCTCGTGCTGCCTATGCTTCTGGGTATAAGGAAAAATAATAATGATCTCTGCTGTATCAAGCGAAGTATTAAGAGATGGTAAGAATACGTCGGCTGCCATGCAATTTGCTGAATGGGCTCAAACGCAGCCATATTATAAAGTCGTTGAGGCATATGCCGACTGCCATCGTGATAATAATATCGATGATGATTTTATTCGCGCTTTGGGGCAGCTTGATCGTTACTACCTTGGTGTTTTTCTCTGTAATCGCCATGATATGCTACATCCGTGGATATACGATAGATGCAGGGAAGTAGAGGCAGATAGAGACGCTAAGCTAGATCTTTGGGCTAGATTCCATTATAAATCGTCTATAATTACCTTTCTTGGAGTAATTCAAGAGATATTGTGTGATCCCGAAATAACAATCGGGATCCTATCTTTCTCTTCAAAGCAGGCTAAACCTTTTGTTAGACAGATAATGCAGGAGTTGGAGTCTAATGAAAAACTTAAAAACCTATATCCTGATATTCTGTGGGATCGCCCAAGACAGCAAGCCCCTAAGTGGGCTGAAAATGAAGGCATGTGCGTCAAAAGACAGTCTAATCCTAAAGAACAGACTGTTGAAGCGCACGGACTTGTTGACGGACAGCCTACTGGAAGGCACTTTGCGCTCATTGTTTACGATGATGTGGTGGTTCAAGAATCTGTTTCCACTCCAGAGCAAATAAAAAAGACAACAACTCAGTGGGAGTTGTCACTTAATCTAGGATCTACACATAGTCCAAGATTTCAATACGCGGGCACGCGTTATTCTTACGGCGATACCTACGGTACTATCTTACAGAGGTCAGCAGTAAAGCCAAGAATGCATGCTGCCACCCATAACGGAAAGATGGATGGATATCCTGTCTTCCTTACAGAGGAAAGATGGGAGGAAATAAAGAAGACTACATCTACATATACTGTAGCATGTCAGCAGCTTCTTGATCCAATTGCTGGTAGTGATATAGCATTTAAGATGGACTGGTGGCTGGAGTGGGAAGTAAGGCCGTATACATTAAATGTTTATATAATGTGCGACCCGGCTCACTCGAAGAAGAAGGAGTCTAATCGAACTGCTATAGCTGTTGTTGGTGTTGATTCCAATTACAATAAATATATTTTGGATGGTGTATGTCATAGGATGGCTTTGTCTGAAAGATGGGATAGTCTAAAAAGAATAAGAACTAAATGGAAGAGAGCCCCAGGAATTAGAGAAGTAAAGACCGGGTATGAAAGGTACGGGGCACAGAGTGACATAGAACACTTTAAGGAAATGATGAGGATAGAGGGTAGTTCATTTCCTATATATGAGTTGAACTGGGTTGGCGGCGGAGGATCTCAATCTAAGAGAGACAGAATACAAAGGTTAGAGCCAGATCTTAGAGATGGGTCTCTGCTTTGGCCATACCCTACAGATAAGAAAAGGATAACATCCCTTCAGGATGAATACCAGGGAAGAAATCAAGGGTTTCTTGTATCCAAAAAAATAATGTGTAAGGATGAAGAAAATAAGTTGTATGATTTAAGCAAGTGGGTTCGGGAAAATGAGTATCTGCTTTTTCCCACAATACACCCAGATTTTCTAGATGCACTTTCTAGAATTTACGACATGGATCCAGTTCCACCTATACTTAGAAGAAACAAAGTGCTTGAACCGGAATCAGAGGCTACTTACTGATGGCAAGAACATTTAGGTTTGGTGGAAAAAGAAAAGGGCCACCCAAGCGGATAGCCTATAGAATGTCGAATGATAGGAGATTCTACGAGAAGTATCCAAGAGATTTTCCTTATGGAATTACGCCTTACGTTGAACCTTACTATTGGGTTGTAGGTTATGCTCAATGGGATGTGCGAGGCGTAGAGGATTCTTAGGAGTTAAACTATGGCAGTTACTATTGTTACAAGAGCGGGTAAAGGATCCCCATTAACCCACGATCAAGTGGATGCTAATTTTAATAATCTTAATAGTGGAAAGGTAGACGATATAAATAACCTTGCTCTTGATACTAGCATGAGTCAGAGTGCAGACTTTATAGCCTTCTATGATACAGCCGCTACAGCACTTAAAAAAATAACCCCAATAAATAGTATTTTCTTTAACAGAACCGTGGTAATAAAAGTATTGCCAGACAATATTCCAACTTATGTTGGTAATGGAGTTTCGGCGTTTACTGTGCCTTCCACTCTTAATGGTCTTTATTTAAGTAATGTTTCTGGTGCTGTAGGTGCGCATGTGTATACGGCTGGAACTACAGGAACTACAGATGTTATGCTTCATAACTTAACAACTGGTAACGATATGTTAGCAACTGTAATAACTATAGATTCTGGAGAAACTGATTCCTCTACTGCGGCTACCCCACCAGCTGTAAGTACCGATAACCAAGTAAGCACCGCAGATGTTATTAGATTTGATATAGATGCCGTTAGTACTACTGAGGCTAAAGGGCTTGAGGTGAGAATGGAATTCAAGGGAGCATAATGAAAAAGTTATTGTTGCTCCTTTTGTTGTTGCCTCTGGCATCATCAGCACGTATGTTTCCCACTGAGTTTCCAATCAAGGCTGTCTGCTGGAACGATATAACCGAAGCACTTCAATATCATCAGGAGATGTTAGGTGAATATCCTATTGGAAAGGGTTGGATTGACAGTAAGGATGGACCATCATTTGGAGCCATAATGTATAATCCCACTAAGCCCTCTTGGACATTTTTAACTTTCCACAAAAAAGAAGGTGAGGACGCAGTGATAATCTGCGCTATTACAGGTGGAAGTGTGTGGGAGATAATACATCCAGGGGATGAGTCGGAGAAGCTAGAACTATGAGTAACGGAAACCAGCTGAACAAGAGCCTATCAATAGGGCACGTAGTGACTACTGTGGGTTTGATTATAGGTGGTTTCACGTTTATATATGATTTAAGAGAAAGTGTAGCAATACAAGCCTTCCAGTTAAAGAATGTTGAAGATAGATTAGAACGGGTAGTTGCACGAACAGATGATCAGTTTGGAGAGATCATGGATCATCTAATAAGATTAGAGGAGAAGTTAGATGCAATGGTTTTACCCAATCAAGTATATCAGAAGGCGCGTTGAGTGGAAGGGAATAGCGATTAAGGTCTATCTATGCTGGTCTATATGCGTAGATATTGCAGCATTTGCTGGCCTTTTATGGTATATATTTAAGTGAGGAAATGAATGAAGAAATTTTTATTTGCATTGTTGGTATTGCCTATGAGTCTGTTCGCAGCAGACTTTGATAATATAGGTGTTGATATATCAGGTCATAATGACCAAGGTACAAATTTCGGTATCTCAGATAGTGGTAGTCTAAGCCTAGGGCTTGCTGGTGAAGGGTATACATTTACTTTTGATCAGGATGATAACGATGTATCAATTAGTGCATATGGTGTAGAATTAAGCAGATCTGACTCCAAGAAGGTTGGGGTAGGATATGGAGCAGGAATTGGAATTCTTGACGGGGGAGTGCATTACAGCTGGATGTCAAGCGGAGATCACGTTATAGGGGGCGGTACTACGCTCACAGTTGGTGGGTTTGACCTTGCAACTTCCGCAGATTGGAACCTGACAGCCTCAAATATCACCGGAAAGGTGGGAACTTCAATGGATTTGTGGGGCGCCAAAGCATCTGCTTTATCTAAATGGGATATAGATGACTTTTCTTATGATGGTTTAGAGTTGGACGCTGGATATGCAATACCTGTTGCTGCCGGTATACATATAACTCCGTCAGTTGGTGTTGATTTCGATAGCGATTGGGGGCGTGGAGATGCAACTGCTTCTGTTTCTGTTAGTCTATCATTTGGAAGCAATGGAATTCCAGCACCTTAAAATAGTTAAAGAGTCTTACG